ACCACTACTGGGAATGTTAATAATTTTCGGATAATTTCGACTGATGCTGGGTCAGCTACCGCACCAGATATTGTTTTTGTAAGAGACTCTGCTTCACCAGCAGATGGTGATTTTTTAGGTAGAGTAGATTTTCGTGGAGATGACTCTGCTGGAAACGAAACAAATTTTATTTCACTATTTGCAAGAGCAAATGTTGTAACAGATGGTTCTGAACAAGGTGCTTTGACTTTTACAGATGGCGATAGTGGTAATTCTTTGTTACATATTCAAAATACTGCAGTTATATTTAATCAAGACTCGATAGATACGGACTTCCGAGTAGAAACTAATGGCAATACTCATGCTTTATTTATTGAAGGTAGTTCAGATAATATATCAATGGGAAGTTCTGATACAACTCCAGGTGCGGGTACAGATGCACGATTAAACATAATCACTAAAAATGGTGGTCAATCTGCCTTAGTATGTTTTAATGCTGGCACTGGTGCAGTTAATCAAGTTTCTATGGAAAATGGGAATGGTCAAGTGGGTAGAATACAAACTAGCGGTAGTGCTACATCATATCTAACTTCTTCAGACTACAGATTAAAAGAAAACATAGATTATACTTGGGACGCAACAACAAGATTAAAACAATTAAAACCAGCTAGATTTAATTTTATAGCTGATGAAACAAATACATTGGTTGATGGTTTTTTAGCTCACGAAGTTTCAAGCATAGTACCTGAAGCTATAAGTGGCGAGAAAGATGCCATGCTAGCAGAAGTTTTATATACTGATGATGATGATGAAATACCTGATGGAAAAAAAGTGGGTGATGTAAAAAGACCCGAGCGTATAAACCCACAAGCAATAGACCAATCAAAACTAGTACCATTAATGGTAAAAACTATACAAGAACTAGAAGTTAGAATAGCTGCATTGGAGGGTAACTAATGTTTGCACTAGACAACAAAGAATATGACGAAACTAAAATATCTAACAAAGCTAAAGCAGCTTTGGAAGAAGTAGTGCGTGTATCTAAACATATGCAGGATCTTAGATTTGCCCAACAAGGCTATATTAATATATTAAAAGAAGAATTAAAGGAGACTAAGGATGAGTAGTGAAATTAAAGTAGACACTATTAGTGAAAATACCAGTGCAAATGGTGTTAGTATAGATAGTGTAACATTAAAAGACGGAACAATTACATCAACTGTTGCTGACAATTCAGATAATTTAACATTAATATCAACGGATGCTGACGCAAATGCTGGTCCTAATTTAAAATTATTTAGAGATTCATCTAGTCCTGCTGCTGATGACTTACTCGGTGCAATTTCTTTTGCAGGAGAAGATGCAGGTGGTAATGATACAGAATATGCTCTTATTGATACTGTAATTGGTGCTACAACCGATGGTTCTGAAAACGGTAGAATAAGAATGAAAATACAAAAAGCTGGAACTTTATCAAGCGGTTTTGATATAAACGCAGATGCAATTATTATTAATGACGACTCAAAAGACATAGACTTCCGAGTAGAGTCTGATGGTAATGCTAATATGTTAAAGGTTGATGCTGGAAATAATAAAGTTCATATCGGTGGAACAGATGCCAACTTCGGCACTTTAAATATAGAAAGGGACGATACTGTATCAATGGATTTTTTTCCAAATACAGGCACAGGATCAGAAGGTCAAACAGAATTATTTTTTAGTGCTGATGCTAGTGGATTAGATCATACTCATGTTGCAAGTATTATTTGTAATCAAGAGGGTGCATCAACAAGGGCGGCTTCATTTAGATTTAAAACTTCCAACAGTGGAGCACCGAGTGAAAAATTTAGAATAGCAGCCAATGGAGATCTGACTGCTACTGATACAACTATCGGATCTAATTCTGACGAAAGATTAAAAGAAAATGTTCAAGACTTTACTTACGATTTGGAGAAGTTTAAACAATTTGAGGCAAAAACTTTTGATTGGAAAAATAAAGAAGAACATAACAATAAAACAAATAACAGGGGTTTTATTGCACAAGAGGTAGAAATCATTGATGACTATTTCACCGATAAAATTTCTATTGATGAAAACTTAGAAGATTCAAAATTAATTGATCCTGATGAAGAAGGTAAACATTTTGCCTACACTACAAAACTTGGTAAAAAAGATGCTATGTATATTTCAGTAATACAGCAGTTAATTATTAGAGTAGAAACATTAGAAGCTGAAGTAACAGCACTTAAAGGAGAATAGTATGAGTGAAATAAGAGTAGATACAATATCAGAAAAGACATCAGCTAATGGTGTTGCTATTGATAGCGTAACATTGAAAGATGGTGGAGCAACACTAACAGATAACATAACATTTAGTGCATCTGGTAAAGGTGTACACTTA